CGGGAAAACCCATGTCGGCATCATCACGCGTGTATCACTGACGGGCGCGACGACGCTCTATCTGGACAACACTTTGCAGGCCAGCGGGCGCGGGCCGCAGGGTGTGCGCGTGGATGCTCCGACGCTTCAGATTGGCTCTGCCGGCATCGGCGAAGAGGGCGGAGATGGGTCAGCCTATCCTGGCATCTTCGACACCCCGGAGAACGTGATCTACGCCTCGCAACTGAGCGCCGCCGATCTCCTGCTGTTGCAGCAGGCGCAGCAGCTTTACTACATGCCCTCCTGATGCGCGCCTACTTCGTCCGCATCACTCAGCCAGGCACGGACAACGTGCTGGCGCTGTACACAAGCTTTTTGCCGGATGGGTCGATCAATGGCGCCGCCCTGGGGCTGGAATTCGACATTCCGGCCTATGCCTACGGGGATCCGGCGGGCAATGTGTACCTCAAGCTGTCGGGCGTCAACTACACCGATATCAGGCAGGCGAACAACCTGAGCGATGCGGACATCACGATCTATGGAGGGATGGCGAAGGGCTTGCCGCTGGCGAACCCGGCACAGGCCGGCGTGCTGTTCCGCGGAACCGTGTTCCAGGCCTGGGGCAACTGGCAGGGCAATCAGACATCGCTGGAGATGATCTGCTACGCGCGATCCGGCACGCCTGACAAGCCCGTGAATCTGGCCTATCGCTGGACGAAGGGTCAGCCCATGCAGGCGGCGGTGACTCAGGCGCTTCAGATCGCCTATCCGGGCGCCATCGTGTCGGGCTCCTATTCGGCTGATCTGGTATACCCCGAAGATCAGCCGTTCGCCTATCAAAGCCTGAGCCAGTTCGCCCGCTATCTGCTGGACACGTCGAAGGCCATCATCCCGGCCGCCGAGTACATCGGTGCGCAGATCACGCAAAATCCGCAAGGATTTCTTCTGTTCGATGGCACTCAACCGCCGACAGCGAAGGCCATCGACTTTCTCGACCTCGTGGGCCAGCCGACGTGGATTGATGCCGGCACCATGCAGTTTCGAACCGTGCTGCGCGCCGACCTGAAGGTGGGCGATGTGGTGACCATGCCGAAGGGTGCGAACGTGGCGAACACGGGCGCAAGCTTCGCGAGATTCCGCGATGTGACGGCATTCCAGGGATCGTTCATGATCAAGGGAATCCGCCACCTGGGCAACAGCCGACAGAATTCGGCCGAGGCGTGGACTTCGGTGATCGACACCTACTCCACCACGCCAGCCGCCGCCACGTCATGAGCAGCATCAACACCAAAAAGCCGCTGAATCTGTCGCTGCCGCGCGCCATGCGCGAGCGCATTCTCGACGGCAAGCTGATCGACGGTCAGGAGTGGCCCTGCACCGTGGTGAGCGTGGCCGGCGCCATCGTGACGATTTCCTTCAACGTCGCCAGTGATGCGCCCCTTCCCCAGGTGACATGCCCGATTGCGGAAAGCCGCTACGTTCGTCTCCCGATCCGCAAAGGCGACCAAGGGGTGGCAATCGCCGCTACGGCCCGCCTGGGGGGCATTACGGGCCTTGGCGCCGGCTTGGCGCCGCTTGTGGCTCCGTCGAATCTCGGTGGCTTGCTGTTCGTGCCGCTCGGAAACGCAAACTGGCCCACCATCGACGCCGATGCCGTGGTGATCCAGGCCCCGAATGGTTCGAAGATCCTTACCGATGATGGAGCGTCCGAAATCATCGTGGACACCAGCCAGGTGAAGGTCACCCAGGCCGGTGTCACGGTGGAAATCACGGGTGGGAACGTCACGGTCACGGCGCCGAACAATGTCACAGTCAACTGCCCGACGAACACCATCAATGGCGACCTGCACGTCAACGGCAACGCGGCGATTTCCGGCGATCTTTCGGTGGGTGGCGATGCCGCAGTGACCGGCGCCGTGTCCTGCGCGACAATGACGTGCGCCGGCAATGGGACGTTCGCGACCCTGACGGTGGGCGGCAAGGACTTCGCGACCCACGGGCATTTGCCTGGGTCGTATCACGCTGGATCAACCAGCGTGACGGGTGATTCGGGAGCGGTGGCGTGAGGACTTGGGGGCGAAACGCGGCGGGCGCATGGGTGGAGATCACGGACACCGGATCCGTGTGGCTCGCCACGCTCGTGCAGACCCTGCGCCTGAGTCAGGGCGAGAGTCCGTTTTATGGGAACTATGGCATTCCCGGGCAACAATCCGTGATGTCGCAGATTGCCCCCGATGCTGCCGTGGCGCGCACGCAATCGCAGTATCTGCCCTACTTCGCCAGCCTCGTGATTTCTCCGGTCGCTGGCGCGAGTCAGCCCACCTACACCGTCCAAGCCGTCACGAAGGACGGCCAGGCAATCACTACTCAGATCGCGACCTGATATGCCCGTCATCACTTCGGCTGGTGCCGTTCCCACGTCGCTCGATGCGTTGAATGCCACCCTAGTGGCCGAGGCTACCGCGCTGGCGCCGGGCTTGACCACAACGCTTCCGGGGTCGCTGATCGAGGACTTGTCCAGCACCGGCACCGGGGCTTTGTCGGTGCAGGATCAGGCGGCGGTCGATCTGATCAACAGCATTTCTCCGCTGTCGGCGAACGAGTTCATTCTGTATGAGCTTGGCGAGGTGTACGGTGTGCCTCGTGGGGTCGGATCGAACACCAGCGTCTATGTGATCTTCTCGGGGACGCCGGGATTCGTCATCCCGAATGGTTTCGTCGTCAGCGACGGCACGCACCAATACGTGACCCAGGATCCCGCCATCATCAGCGGCTCGGGGAACAGTGCGGCTGTGTTTTGCCTGGCAGTCAATGAGGGTTCTTGGGCGATCCCGGCATCGAGCGTCACGGATCTGGTGACCAGCGTCCCGTCCACGATCGTCCTGAACTGCTCGAATCCATCGACGGGCATCCCTGGCGATGCGGCGCAGTCGCTTCCAGCCTATCAGGCCCAGGTGATCCAGGCCGGGCTCGCCGTCGCCACTGGCACGCCGAAGTTCGTCAAGACCGCAATTCAGAATGTCGCCAACGTCCAGGCGCGGCTCGTATCGATGCGCGCCACGGGCGGCGGATGGCAGATCATCGTGGGCGGGGGAGACCCCTATCAGGTGGCCGGCGCTATCTTCAATTCGATGTTTAATTTCATCGACCTGAAGCCGGCCGCCACCATCGGCACCACCGAAAACGTGGCGATCAACGACTACCCGGATACCTACGAAATCACATTCGTGGTCCCCACGCAGCAAACCGTGGGTATGACCATCACGTGGGATACGGTTGCGACGGCGAACTTCGTTTCGAATGCCGTCATCATTTCGCTTGTGCAGCCCGCCATGGTGGCCTACGTCAACAGCATCACCGTGGGGCAGCCGATGTCCTTGTTGCAGCTGCAAGACGTGTTCATCGCGGCTGTCGCCGGATCGATCCCCGAAGGCTCGCTGTCGAAGCTTCAGTTTGCCGTCACGATTGATGGTATCGCGGTCGAGCCGCCCACTGGCGGGGTGCTGATCTCGGGAGACCCGGAGGGCTTCTTCTTTGCGGTCACAGCCGATATCTCTGTCGTTCAGGGCTGACCGTGAACATCACCTCGACAATACCTAGCTACGTATATACGCAGTACAACGACGATGCGAACGTGTCGGCGTTTTTCGAGGCGTACAACCGGCTGTCGCAGCAGAACCTGGATGAGATCAACGGCTACCAGCTGCCGATCTACCTCAATCAGTCCGGCGCGCTTCTCGATTGGGCTGCGTCGAGCATCTACGGCGTGTTCCGCCCCACCCTGTCGTCGGGTGGTGCGCACCCCATCGGTCCATACGACACCTTCGCCTACAACACAGAGCGATATGACGGCTTCAAGCTCGTCAACAGCTCGGCGAATTTCGTCGCGGATGATGTGACCTATCAGCGCATCATCCAGTGGAACACTTTCAAGGGTGATGGAACGCAGTTCACGATGACGTGGCTGAAGAAACGCGTTGAGCGCTTCCTGACCGGAACCATCTTCCCGCAGAGCACCTACGACATATCGATCCGATTCACCTCGGACACGGATGTGTTGATCACGGTCTCCGAATCGACTCAGGTATTCACGGGCGGCGCCCTGTGGAACGCCCAGGTGTTTGGCGGGCGCGGAATTTCGTTCAACCAGGCGACGACGACGACGACGACGCACTCGCCCTCGCCGCTCGCGTCCGCCTTCAAGGCGGCGATAAACTCCGGCATCCTGTCGCTGCCCTTTCAGTACAACTTCACGGTGCAAATATGACCACCCTGTACGTGTTCGCGAACAACGCGAATTCGAAGCTTGCATCGCCGATTTCCAGCACGGATACCTCGATCACGGTGACGGCAGGAACCGGAAGCCGCTTCCCATCGATCACGGGGAGCGAGGTTTTCACGGTCACGCTGGTGGATGCGATCACCGGCACTCTCACGGAGATCATGCTCTGCACGGCGATCTCCGGCGACACCATGACCGTCGAGCGCGCCCAAGAGGGAACAACCGCGCTCACCTGGGCGGCCGGTGACTTCGTGGCGAATTTCATTACGGCCGGCACTGCTGCGCTCTTCCTCCAATCGCCTGGGGCGCTGGGCACGATGTCCACGCAAGATGCAAACGCTGTCGCGATCACGGGTGGATCGGTCGATGGCGTGAACGTCGCCTCCAAGCGTGGGAACACGGCCGGCCGGCCATCACCGCCGCCATTCCTTGGCTGCCAGTATTTCGACACCGACATTGGCCAGCCGATCTGGTGCTCGGCGATCACGCCTTCTCCGATTTGGGTCAACGCCGCCGGGGTCTCCGTATGACGACGCTTCTCTTCCAAAACGACGCCTCGACCACGCTTCAGGCTGGGCTGACGACGGCATCAACGTCTTGCACGGTCGCCGCCGGCACGGGATCGGTATTCCCTGCGCCCACATCCGGCCAGGCCTTTTACCTGACCTTCCTGGATGCATCGACGCAGCAAATCAAGGAAATCGTCTTGTGCACGTCCCGCTCCGGCGACGTGCTGCAAATCCAGCGTGCCCAGCAAGGCACCTCCGCGCTGACCTGGAATGCTGGCGATCTGGCTGTCCAGCTGGTGACAGCCGGCGACGTGGCGAACGGCTTGCAGCCTGATGAGCTTCAGAAGGCGGTCTACACCGTCTGCAACGGGTCGGGATCGAACAGCATCACGGCCACCCTCGAATCCGGCCTGACGGCTCTGCCGTCCATCCTGCAATTTACGGTCATCGCCGCCGCCGCCAATACCGGCAATGTCACGCTCACGCTTACGCTTGGGCTCGAACTGCAATCGTCTGCCCCGGTGCTGAAGTTCGGCGGATCCCAACTCAATCCGGGCGACATCCCGGAGGCTGGCTTCCCCATTGAGTTGACCTGGGTGTCGGCGCTGGGCGCCTACATCATGACCAACCCGGCGACATCGAGCGCTGGCAGCATCGCGGGCGGCGCAAGTAATGAACTGCTTGTGCAGACGGCGCCGGGGTCTACCGGGTTTGTCCTGGCGCCATCGGTCGCCGGCCAAGTATTGGCCTTCGTTGGCGGGATCATCCAGTGGATTGCGGCTGCCGTGACCAGCTT